AAGCGCAAGATCGACCTCATGCGCTCCGGTGTTGAGGACCACGCCGTCGCTGGTGTATTTCTCGGTCGTGTGGGCGCAAATGAAGTTCGCCCACAGTGGCTCGCCGATCTCTCCAGCGCCAAGACATTGCTTCACCCGCTGAATGCAAGGATGCAGGCGCAAATTATTTCCCATCATGACGACGAGGCCCTTCTCGTCGGCGATCTCTAGCAGACCGGGCAATGCCCCAACCTGCGCGGCGATAGGTTTCTCGACTAGCATATGCTTGCCGCGCTCGATGCAGCCCCGCAGTCCTTGCTCGTGAAACATCGTCGGAGTCGCGACCACGACGGCGTCGCACTCCTCGTAGATGTTCCTTTCGAACTTCACACGGTCGTTCGGCGGAAACACCGGGTCATAGACGAGGACATCATGCCCGAGCATGCGCAGATTGGCCGCGTGGCGACTGCCAATCGAACCTTGCCCGACCACACCAACCTTCATGGCCGCACCGGGATAGTTGCAATGTCGGACTTCTTCAGGACGGTGACCATCTCGTCGTCTCCGATTATGTAGCGGCCGATGACGTGATAGAGCGGACTGGCAAGCCACAATCCAGCGAAGTCGAAATGGTAGGAGAGGATGCCGTCGCGATGTTCATAGGGACGCGCGAAGGGACGAGCGATGGCCGCGAAGTCGTGAATGACCAGATGGCCGCCGGCGACCAGCACCGAATCGCCATCGGCCGCAACACGAAGCCACTCGGATGGGTCGGCAAGATAGAGACAGAAGCCGTAGATCACGAGATCAAAAGGACCGGGAACGGCGAGCGTCGCAGCCGTGCACTGCACGACGGGGACGCGGCGCGCGGCGGCTTCGATGCCGGCCTGTCGCCCTGGTTCGGCTCCGAACACCTCGCATCCATACGTGTTGCGCAACTTCTCCAGCCGCCAGCCGTCGGCGCACCCGACCTCCAGCGCGCGCCGCGGTCGGAAGTTGAGACCCTGCATGACATCCATGACCGGATCACGCTCGCCGAGCTTGTCGCGGTTGCGCTCCAGCCAGCAGTCAGCCTCGGAATTGAGAAACACGTCGGCCTGTCTCACTTTGCCAGCTCCGCGAGCAGATCGGACACCTTGCGGTCATTCTCGTTGATCTGCCGCAGCACGGCGCGGGTCTCCTCCGGAGCGTGCTTCAGTGCGATCTCCATCAGGCGCTTCCACGGCACGTTGTTCGCGACGCGGATGGCGAAGATTTCGTCGATGGTGTGCTGTTGAGGGTGTGGCTGCGGTGGATTGTCCAAGAGAGCACGATACTCCCGAGAGTTCATGCCGATGGCTGTTCCCGGCGACGTATTTTCAGCTACCCGGCGATGGACGTTTTCCAAATCAGTATCGGAATATCCTCGCCACCAATCTGACAGCCGGGTCATCGCATCCTCCCGAATAGCAGCACCGACGTCGGCGCTCCGTCGATCAAAAAATGGTTGAGCAGTTCGCCTTCCATGCTTCGCCGGCATAGCCTTTGCCCCAAAAGGTGCTCTCGCCGATCATGATGCCGACGTCGGAGACATTGTTCGGATCGTCGTGCGTCGCGCTCAAATTTCCGATGTGGTTGCCGCTGTCGGCGAGGTAGATGCCCCACAGATGCGATCGGCCGACGAACGAGTTGATGTATCTAACCTGGGACGAGAGCGTGTGCGTCTGATGCCGCTGCTGCGAATAACGGACGACGTCCCGGTCGAGCAGCCAGCCGATGTTGCGCGACGTTGCCTTGGTCAACGGGCGCAAAGTCAGGCGATTAGTTGAGATTGACGGCGTCATGCGTCGTGAATCTTGTGCGCGAGTTTCTGAATGCGATCCCAACGCCAGCGGATGAAAATGCGGAGGGCCTGCGGATCCATCATCACGCCGAGGTCCTTCTTGAATGCTTCGGCGAGAATGACTTCCGGCTCACGCCGATCTTCCTGAAGCTGATTGCAGGAATTCGCCATCGCCTGATTTGAGTAGTCATTACCGATGCCCATGTCAGGATCTCATACGTTCGAGCAAATGATCGATCAACTTCAACTGCCGCTCGGCCGTCGCGCGCGCCCATGCAGCACCGGCACCGTAGTCGCCCGCGCGTCGCATCTCTTCCAACTGCGCGATGGCTTCCTTGCGGATGGCGACCATTTCATCGCGGTTCATCGGTAGGCTCCTTTTCGCGCTGATACTTCTCCAGCAGCAAACCGGCGAGATTGGATACTGACCGCTTTTCCTCGCGAGCCAGTTCCTCGACGCGCTCTTTTGCGGATGTTTCGAGCGTGATCCGCAGGTGGATAGATTCGGTTGCCATGTCGTGGACAAGAAGGAACTGATTTGAACATTATTGTCAAATAAAATGAGCGAAAGTTCACAAATTGCGGTGGATCGTCTATCTATCCACCATGAACGTCTCCCAAAGCGCCCTCGTCACGCTCGCGAAGGCCGCGCGCCGCATCAAGGAAATCCGGGAAGCCGAAAGGCTGGAGGATTCGTTCTACGAATTCGTCAAAGCCGCATGGCACGTGTTCGATCCGGCAGATTTTGTCGGAAATTGGCACCTTGAGGACCTGTGCGACCACCTCGAAGCGGTCGCGCGCGGCTATGCGAGCCGGCTATTGATCAACGTGCCGCCCCGAACCGCCAAAACCAACATCACGTCGATCTGTTTCGTGGCTTGGGTATGGGCGCAGCGCGAAAAAGGGCCGCTGATGGGCCCGCAAGTCTCGTTTTTCTACGCCTCATATGCCGAACGGCTCGCGCTCGAGCACTCATTGAAGTGCCGCCGCCTGATCGAATCGCGCTGGTATCAAAAACATTGGGGATCGCGCTTCAAATTGATGGCTGACCGCAACACGGCGAGCCATTTCGAGAACGACAAGGGCGGATACCGCATGGCGTCGTCGGTTGACGCCCGCGCGACGGGCTATGGCGCCGATCTCCTCGTCGCCGATGACCCGCATCTAGTCAAAGAGGCCGAATCCGAACTGGTGCGAGAGAGCGTCGTGCGTTGGTGGTCGGAAACGATGCCGTCCCGCCTCAACAATCGCCAGACCGGCGCGATGATTGTGGTGATGCAGCGCGTCCACGAGGGTGATTTGGCCGGCCACATCCTCGCGAACGACCTCGGATACGTCCATTTCTGCGTTCCCATGTCCTACGTGCCGTGCCAGCACGTAAATGTTTGGAACGGCGACAAAATCGAGACCGTAATCGGCGAAGAAGTCGATGAAATCGATGACGAAAACGTTTTTTGGGTCGATCGCAGGCGGGAAGACGGCGATTTGCTCTGGCCGGAGCGATTTCCAGCCAGCGAAGTCGCCAAAATCGAGAAAGAGTTGGGGCCATACGCCTATGCCGGCCAGTTTCAGCAGGATCCGGCGCCGCGCGGCGGCGGCATTATCCGAACGGAGTGGTGGCAGCCTTGGGATAAGGAGACCGCGGAGGAAAACGGCTGCGTTCCTGAGAAATATCCGGGCTTCGAATACATCCTGGCCGCGCTCGACACCGCGCTGACGGAAAAAGAGGAAAACGATCCGAGCGCCATGACGATCTGGGGCATCTGGCGCGACCCCAACGGAAACCCGAACATCTTTCTGATGTACGCGTGGGCTGAGCGATATCAAATCCACGACCTCGCCCGGCGCGTCGGCGAAGATTGCAAGAAATTCAACGTCGACCGCATTGTCATTGAAAACAAGGCGGCGGGCCACAGTGTTTCCCAGGAACTGGTGAGGCTATTCGGTCCATCAGAGTTTGGTATTGAACTCGTTGACCCCCGGACCGGGTTCATCCGCAGCCCGGACAAAGTCGCCCGCCTGCAAAGCGTCGTCTATCTGTTCAGCGAGGGACTCGTCTACGCGCCCGATAAATCGTGGGCGGACCCGGTAATCAAGGAGTGCGCGACAGTCCCGCGATCGGTCCACGACGATTTGGCCGACACCGTCAGTTTGGCGCTGCTCTATCTGCGGCGGTCCAACCTGATTATGCGCCGGGAGGAGACTGCATTGGAGCTTGAGGACGAAACGAAATACCGACCCCGGAGCGGATCGCTTTACCCCGTCTAGCGTCAATGCAATTGCCGTGGTAATGGACTGAGCCAACGTTCAAGACTTGGAAAGGCCAGATGGCCGCGCCGCTCACTCTTCGTATCGTCGATCCCGAGAAGCCGCAGGACGAACTCGCCCCGGCGACCTTCGACCTTGGGGAGGGCGATTCGGCGGTCAAGATCAACGCCGACGGTGTGGCCGTTATCGAGAACGCCGACGGCAGCGTGACGTTCGATGAAAACCCGGACCGCAGCGCAACAAAACAAGACGAGGGGGATTTTTATCGCAACATTGCCAGTGATATAGCCGATGAGGAATTGACCCTCATCGCCTCCGAACTGTTGACCGGGATCGAACTGGATAAGGAATCCCGGAAGGACTGGATGCAGACGCGTGCGACGGGCATCAGGCTGCTCGGGCTGAAGATCGAGGAGCCCCGCGGCGACATAGGCGTTTCGTCCGCGCCGCTGGAGGGAATGTCGACCATCCGCCACCCGCTGCTGCTCGAGGCCACGATCCGCTTCCAGGCCACCGCGCGCGGCGAATTGCTGCCTTCCTCCGGTCCGGTGAAGGTCCGAAACGACCTGCCGATGCCGCCGGATGTACCGGAGCCGCCGCCCGGCGCGCCGCCCGCGCCAGAGGCTCCGCCGCAGATGGGCGACAATGGTGGTCCGCCGCTCGTGCCCGAGGGGCAGGCGATGGATGATCTGGGCGACGCGCTCGAAAAGGACATGAACCATTACCTAACGGTGACGGCGACCGAATACGTTCCGGACACAGATCGCATGCTGTTCTACGTCGGTTTCGGCGGCGACGGCTTCAAGAAGGTCTACAACTGTCCGCTGCGCCGGCGCCCGGTGTCGGAATCAGTGGATGCCGAGGACATCATCATATCGAACGCGGCGACCGACATGCGCAACTGCGGCCGCGTCACACACCGGATCAAGATGCGGCCGTCGATCCTGAAGCGGATGCAGATCATCGGTGCCTATCGCGACGTGGCGCTCACTGCGCCGAATCCTTCCACACAGACCACGGCGCCCGAGAAGGAAAAGGCGGAGGTTGGCGGGTACAAGCCGCAGCCGATGCAGCCAAAAGATGCCGAATATGAGGTCTATGAGTGCTATTGCGAACTCGACATCGCGAAGTTTGCGCCGAAGCAGTTCAAGGACAAGGGGCTGCCGCTGCCCTATGTCGTCACGCTGGAAAAGGACAGCCGCCAGGTCCTGGCCGTTCGGCGTAACTGGGATGAGGACGACGAGCAGTGCCTTGCCAAGCAATTTTTCGTCCAGTTCCCGTTCATCCGCGGTCTCGGCTTCTACGGGCTCGGCCTGATCCATATCCTCGGCAACGTGACGATGGCGCTGACCGCGATCTGGCGGATCATGATCGACAACGGCATGTTCGCGAATTTCCCGGGCTTCCTGTTCGCCAAGGCGGCCGGCCGGCAGAATACGAACCAGATACGCGTCCCGCCCGGCGGCGGCTTCCCAGTCGACGTACCTGTCGGCATGACCATCCAGAGCGCGTTCATGCCTCTGCCGTACAAGGAAACCGGCGCGGCATTCACCGGGCTTGCCTCGCATATCGAGGAAGTCGGCCAGCGTCTCGGCCAGACCGCCGATGTCAATATCGGCGAAGGCAAGCAGGACATGCCGGTCGGCACCACGATGGCGCTGATCGAGCAGGCCACCAAGATCATGGACTCCGTGCACAAGCGGCTGCACGCGGCTCAGATGGAGGAGTTCGGGCTGCTGAAGGAGCGTTTCCGGGAGGATCCGGAGGCGTTCTGGCGACACAACAAGAAGACCCATCGTCCGGCCCGGAAGTGGACCGAGGAGCAATTCCGGGAGGCGCTGGAGCAGCGCGAGCTCGTACCGGTCGCCGATCCGAACAACCCGACCAGCCTGCACCGCATCGCCAAGGCCACCATCATCGATATGCTGGTGAGCAAATATCCGATGGACATGGACAAGCGCGCCGCGCTGAAGCGAATCATGCGGATTGCGGACATCGACGCCGACGGGCTGATGACGGCGCAGACCCAGCAACCGCCTCCGGACCCGCGGATGGAAGCGATCAAGGCCAAGGCGATGGCCGAACAGATGAAGGCCGAGATCGCCAAAGCCAAGGTGCTGATCCAGGCCCAGACCGCGCAGATGACCTTCGCCGACAAGGAGAAAGAGCGCGAGTTCAAGGAGAACATGGGGAAACTGGATGCCTATTTCGAGTCCATGCGCGTGCAGGCCGATCTGATGCTGAGCGACAACGAGGTCAAGCGAGCAAACATGGAGACCGAAGCCAACATCCGCGGGCAGCAGGCCGAGCTGATGCACAATATCGTCAGCAGTGAGACCAGCCATCGGCAGGAATTGCATCAGGACGCCGAGCGTCATGCACAGCAGTTGGAAGCCGATCGCGAGCGTTCCAACCAGCAAATCCAAACCGAACGCGAGCGCGGCCAACAGCAGTTGGAAATCAATGATCGCAAGGCTGATGCCGACATCGAGAAAGCACGGAAGCTGGCGACAATCCAAGCTAGATCGAAACCGAAAGGGGACAAGTGATGCATCCGTTCAAATCGCAGGCGAAGACCGGGCAGGAGCGGGCGGACGCTCGCTACGACTTCCCACCGAATAACTCGGCGCCAAAGGGCATCGTCTTCGAAGACGCGAAGGTCGAATCCCGCGGCGAGAAGGCCGATGACAATTTCATCGGCGCACCGGCGCGGCAGGTCTCGGAAACCGGAAAAGTGAGGAAATAGCTATGCACCCATTTCATGCGCACCGCGAACATCAGGCCAGCCACCGCCGTGTTGGAACGCGCCTCAAGGATCACCCCGGTGGCGCGATGAAGCACGCCGACGGCGGTGCATT